CACGAATTTTTGCGAACGTCGAAGATAAGCATTTTTTGGAAAGAGAACGAGAAAGGACGGACAAGAACAAACAAGATGGGAAAGAGAACTGCGAAATACTTCAACATAGCCCAGGTCAAGAAAATGGCGGCTGAGTATGGAGTAGCTGACAATGCTCTGTTCGTTCAGACCTTAAAAAACTACGAGACGGTCCAGAAGGCAATCGAGATCACGAATGCAATTCTTGAGAGTGAGGACATGACAATCTCAAAAGAGTATGTCAAGGGAAGGGAAAACCTTTACATGCATCCGGCAATCAAGGAGCTGCCTCGACAGATCGAAGCGGCTAACAAAACAGTGGACAAGCTCCTTGATATTATAGAAAAGCTTGGCAAGAAGAGCTCCACAGGAGACGAGCTTCTGGATTACATCAGAAAATAAGAATCACCGGCGGGGATAGGGTAGCTCCCGAACGCAACAAGCCTTAGTTGCTTCCCTGCTGATAATTCATAAGGCATATTACGGAAGGCGGTAATAATGGGATATTTAGTGTATAAGCATACCAGCCTGAGCGGTAAGGTGTATATATGTAATACAGTCGGAGGATTCCACTGGGAATATGTTAAGGAGGTGACCTGATGGCAAGTTACCTCGAAATATATTGCGACAAAATCCTCAACAACGAGATCATATCCTGCGACAAGATAAAAACCATCTGTAAGAAGTTAAAGCATGACATACATCATCCAGGCAAATATCACTTTGACGAAGAGATAGCAAACCATCATGTCGGATTCATACAAAGATTTTGCAAGACACCTTCCGGCAAGATCGGGACACCTTTGAAGCTGGCACTCTTTCAAGTGGCATGGCTTCAGGCAATATTTGGATTTGTGGATGATGAAGGATACCGGCAATATAACGAAGTCATGATAATGTGTGGCCGGAAGAACGGCAAGACAACTCTTTTGTCAGCTGTAATGCTTGACATGCTGATGAACGATGGAGAAGGATCTCCGCAGATCGTATCCTGTGCCAGCACTCAGGATCAGAGCCGATTATCTTTTAACGCTGCATTAAAAATGGTCAAGCAGAGCCCAGAGTTAAGTCGGCATATAAAAAAGCGTGTGTCTGACCTATATTTTGCCCAGAATTTCGGAACGATAAAGGCATTATCTGGAAATCATAACGCTCTGGATGGTTTAGACATTCACTGCTGCATATGTGATGAGCTGGCGGCCTGGAAGGAACGAGACACCTACGATCTCATGAAACAGGCAACCGGAGCAAGACGACAGCCTCTAATCATGACGATTACTACCGCCGGATATATTAGAGAATCGATAGGCGATGCTCAATACGCATATTCGGCAGCAGTCCTGAACGGAACCGCAAAAAATGATAGGTTTTTACCATTTATTTACGAGTTAGACAATCCGGATGAATGGCTTGATGAAACCTGCTATGTAAAAGCAAATCCGGGATTGTTCACAATAAAGGGAATGGACTACATGCGAGAAGTAGTCCAAAAGGCGAAGGACGATCCCACTTTTAAAAATACGGTCCTTTGCAAAGAATTTGACCTGCCACAGACAGAAGTTGTTTCATGGTTGCCATATGAGGCGATAGTAAATGAAACAACTCATCCGATAGAATTTTACGAGCATTCGTATGGTATAGGCTCGGTAGACCTGAGTTCTGTCCGAGACCTTACAGCTGCAGTCATGCTGATACGCAGACCGAATGATAGCAATATTTATATTCTTGCACACTGCTTTATACCGCAAGCAAAGCTTGATGATCTGCAAAAAGATAGTGCTTACGAGGCACCGTATAAGCTTTGGGCAGAACAAGGCTGGATAACAATCAATGAAGGAGCACAGGTCGATTATAGTCTCGTTACAAAATGGTTCGTTGATATGGTAGAGATACATGATATCCGACCGCTTTGGGTAGGTTATGATCGAGCAATGGCAAACTATTGGTCGCAGGAAATGATAAGTTTTGGCTTTGATATGATTCCTGTGGCGCAGGGCCCGTACACATGGACATATAGCATGAAGTCTATGGGCGCAGCATTAACAGATCATAAAGTTATTTATAATAACAATCCGGTGCTCAGATGGTGCTTGTCAAATACTGCTGCCAAGTCCTTAAACAAAGACGGAATAGAGACAATTCAGCCAGTAAAGATACAAACCAATCGAAGAATTGACGCTATGGTTGCCACTCTTAATGCCTGGGTTGTTTATGATAAACACTACGAGGAATACATATCATATTTAAGATAAAATGTTATTTTTTGTAACAAAAACGGGCATTTTTAAACAAAAAGGAGCGAAAAAATGAGCTTTTGGGACATTTTCAAGCCGCTGAAAAGCGCAAAACAAACCCGGTGGAGAGAGCTGGGAGCATATACCGCAGTCTTCGCGCCTTTCGGACAGAATATGTGGAAGTCCGACCTTGTTCGGTCATGCGTCCGCCCTTTGTCGGAGCATACAAGCAAAGCGCACGCAACCAGCACAAAACCGGATATCGCCAAAATTCTGAACATAAGCCCGAACCTTTACCAGAACGGGAAGGCTTTCCTTTCAAAAATCCGGTTATGGCTTGAGATAAAAAATACCGCCTTTATATATATAGCCAGGGACAATGCCGCAAGGGTTACCGGATTTTATCCGGTACCGTATGCCAGCTTTGAGGCGATGGAGTACATGGGCGGGTTATATATAAAATTCCAGTTTGCGAACACCACGCAAAAGCCCTTTGTTTTTCCGTGGGAAGATCTGGCGGTCATCCGCAAAGACTATTATGAGAGCGACATCTGGGGAGACGATAACGGAGCGATACTGGACAAGCTGCAGCTGTTGACGACAGCCGAGCAGGGAGTGGGGAACGCGATCAAGAGTACCGCAAACCTTCGAGGAATCCTGAAGGCGACAAAGGCGATGGTCGCTCCGGAAAGTTTAAGGGAAATGAAGGACCAATTTATAACGGATTACCTCAATCTTGAGAATTCGAGCGGAATCGCATCCCTTGACGCTACGATGGACTTCGTTCCGGTCAAAGTAGAACCGAGCATGGCAGACGCAGCGACGCTTAAACAGCTCCAGGACGACGTGCAGCGATATTTTGGAGTAAACGATCATATCATCAAGTCAGAGTATACCGAGGAGGAAATGGAAGCCTTTTATCAGTCAAGGATTGAGCCTTTTCTGATAGATATCTCAGACGAGCTGACCAGGAAGGTATTCACCAAGCGGGAGATTGACCTCGGCAATAAGATCATATACGAATCGAACCGCTTACAATACGCAAGCAATAAAACAAAGCTCAACATGGTGCAGCTTGTGGACCGAGGCATCATGTCACCGAACGAACTCCGTGGAGTGTTCAACATGGCACCATACGAGGGGGGCGACGAATACGTAAGGAGACTGGACACAATGCCGACCGGAACGGAAGCACCGGACGAGACAAAGGAGGAATCATGACATGGGAGACATAATGGACAAAATCAGCAAGGGCCGCGAGTATAGGCGCATAAACCTCGAGCCATCAGCTGAGGCGAACAGTTACAGAGTGAAGGGCTACGCGAACACATTCAGCCAGGCATACACGCTCTGGGACGATGAAAGGATGAGGATCGATGAGATGGTAGATCCTCATGCATTCGACGAATGCGACATGACCGATGTTATATTCCAATACGATCACGAGGGGCGGGTATTTGCCAGGACAAGCAACGACACCCTGACATTGACACCCGATCAGCACGGGCTGCATATAGAAGCATATCTTGGTGGGACAGAGATCGGCCGCAATCTGTTCGAGGAGATCAAGGGCGGCTATACAAGCAAGATGTCATACGGCTATCATGTAAAAGCCGATGAGATACGGGAGGAGCATGTAGACGATAAAACAATCTACACAAGAACGATCAAGAGCATAGACAAGCTCTATGACGTATCTGCAGTCTCCCGACCAGCAAACGATGGAACAGAAATCTCAGCCAGGAGCCTGAAGGATGGAGAAATCGCCAGGCTTGAAGCGGAGCGACTTCTTAAGGCTGAGGAAAAACGGAAAGCCATCGATGAGCTGAAAAATAAAATAGACAAAATCACAAGAAAAGGAGAAAAAAGATGACATTACAGGAAATCTTAGCAAGGCTCGGCGAGATCAGAAAAGCGCTTGATGCCGGCAACTTAACAGAGGAACAGATCGCAGGATACAAGAGCGAAATCTCATCACTTGAGGCACGCAAGATGGCGATTGAGGCAATGGAGACCAGAAACGCAAACGCACAGGCACTGGCAACAGGACAGGCACAGCCTGAGACCGTAATTATGCCTTTAGCAGCAACCGCACCCGAGGCAAGAGGAAAATTCTCTGTTGATTCTGACGAATACAGAACCGCATGGAGCAAGTACATGCTCGGCTTACCTTTGACAGCAGAGGAGGAGCAGAGAACAGACTTCGTTCATACAACCGGCACCACATCAGGCCAGAGCGCAGGATATACAGTTCCCACAACTTTATTAAACAGGATCTGGGAGCTCATCGAAGGCAAGCATGCGATCCTCGGAGATATCACTATTTACAGAACCGGAACAGTCCTCGAAGTTGCAAAGCATACCGCTATTGCAGCAGGTGATGCTGGTACCGTAAACGAGAATGCTGCACCTTCCGACGCAGAAAACAACACCTTCGCAAAGGTTACCCTTTCTGGTAAGGATTTCGCGAAGTACGTGGATATTTCTTACGCGCTCGGTATTATGTCTATTGACTCATTCGAGAGCTTTATTACAAATGAAATTGCAAAACGTCTCGGTGCAGCTTTAGCCGCTGACGTAATCGCACAGCTCGGCACCGACTATTACAGCACAGGCAACGACCTCGATGTAGCTACAAGCGGTAAGCTCACATGGGCAGACGTTACTGGCGCACTCTCAGTTTTAGAGAACGCTGATGACATCGTATTTTATGCAAATCAGAAAACAATCTATAAGCACATCGCTGGCATGGTTGATACCACAGGCCGCCCTGTATTCCAGCATGATGCGAACGAAAAGATCCGCGGATTCCTTGCAGGCTTCCCTGTAAAGGTAGAGGATGCAATCGGCGCTGACCTTATTTGGCTCGGAGATCCCAATCAGGTTGTAGGAAACATGGTTCAGGATATCATGGTTGAATCAGCCAAGGATATCAAGAAGCACGTTATCACTTACAGCGGTTACGCAAGATTCGAGTGCTCACTGCTTGCTCCTAAGGCATTCGCAAAGTTGGATGTAACCCCATAAGTAAGACCCTCTCGGGGCTGACGATTGGGTCGCTTACACTTACCCCGACATTTGATCCGGACGTAACGGAGTACGAAGTTACGACTACAAACGCATCAAATAAGGTTACAGCCACACCCACAAGCGCCGACGCTGAGGTAGTGATCACCGCTAACGATGTAGAAATCGAAAGTGGCGACTCAGTAACCTGGGAGGAAGGCGAGAACGAGGTGGAAATCAAAGTGACAGGCGATGACGGATCCACCACATACACCGTGACCGTTACCGCTTCGTAATAAAAAATCTATCCCGGGAGCGTAAAACCTCCCGGGAAATTGGAGGAAATATGGCTATTTTAGACACAGTAAGGCTCGCATTGAGATGGAGAGGCACTTCACTGGATACAGAAATACAGAGATACATTGACTGGTCAAGGGCAGAGATTGAGCGCGCCGGAG